TAAATGCACACTATGGGAAGTTATCAATGTCGCTATCTTCGTCGAACGTGACGCTAACGTGCAGCCATCATGGTAATGCAAATGAGAATCATTCCCATCTAGGGCTCTCAGGGATCGGGCCTCTCTGGACCGGGGTAGGGGCCTCAGAGATATTTTTGGGGGTTTACTGGAAAATATGAATAGCTAATTACAACCACAGAGGATTTTTGACCGCGCTGGCAAGGAGGCTAGGTGAACATAGACATACCCACGGCCTTTGCGCCCCTTCTGGAGTCCCAGAAGCGATACAGGATTGCCGTAGGCGGGCGAGGATCGGGCAAGTCGATCACGGCGGCCACTATGTGCCTGCTGGAGTGCTATCAGGGCAGGCGCGTGCTGGCCTGTCGAGAGTTCCAGAGCAGTATCGCCGAGTCATCGCACTCCCTGATCAGCAGCCTTGTTGAGCAGATCGGGCTGCCCGGATTTACGGTCACGAGGGACAAGATTACGCACAGCTCGGGTGGGGAGATTATCTACCGGGGCCTCGCGAGGTCTCCAGAGAGCCTGAAATCTCTGGCGAGGGTTTACTGCTGCTGGGTGGATGAGGCGCAGACGGTCTCCGAGGAGTCGCTGAGGATTCTGACCCCGACGATCCGGGAGCCCGGAAGCTACTTCATCATGACGGCTAACCCCAGATCCAGTGCCGACCCGTTCAGCGAGAAGTTTTTGAAGGACAAGATGTCGCTCCTGCGTAGCGAGAGGCTGCACGAGGACGAGATGCACACCGTTATCTTGGTCAACTACGACGCCAACTGTTACATGCCGGCGGAGCTGACTCAGGAGCGGCTTAACGACAAGAGAATCCTCCCGGCGGAGCTTTATCAGCACATCTGGGAGGGCGAGCACTACGACAGCGTCGAGGACGCCCTGATCGACCCCGAGTGGTTCGACGCGGCTCTGGAGGCGGAGGAGAGGTTCAAGTACCGGCCATCGGGGGCAGTAGTTCTTGGATTTGACCCAGCAGACACGGGACCCGACGCGGCGGGGCTGGCGGTACGCCACGGGGCCAAGGTCCTCGAATTGGGGCTCAAGCATGACGGGAATGTCAGCGATGCGTTCGATTGGAGCCTTGACTACTTGGATCGCTTCCACTGCTCGGACTATGTCTACGACGGCGACGGTCTGGGGCTTGGTCTGGCGCGTGAGGTTGAGCGTGCGCTGGGTCCTCGCGACATACGCTTTGAGGGCTTCCGTGGAGGCTCAACGCCGGAGAATCCGACGGCTGCGTTTGACGGCCACAGAAATAACAGGGACGCATTTTATAACAGAAGGGCGCAGGCTTACTGGGAGGTTCGCGAGAGGTTCTGGAAGACTTACCTTGCGGTTCAGGGCGAGTTCCAAGACCCCGACGAGCTGATATTCCTGCCGAGGGATCACCCCATGATTGGGCAGCTGCGTGCTGAGATCTGCCGGATACCTCTGGTGCCGAACCAGAACGGGAAGATACAGCTGATGCCGAAGACCCAGATGGCCAAGCCGCCTCTGAGCCTGCCATCGCCGAACCTATCCGACGCGCTGGTCTATAGCTTTACCGTCGCCGACTACATATCAGGCTCGTGGGGTAAGCCCATCGAGTACAAGGAAGCATACATATAATGCTAGACATTGAAGAGCTGAAGAGTGCTATCGCCAGCGAGATGGAAAGCTCCACCTCGAACCAGCTGGTGGCGAAGAAGCGCATGGCGCTGGAGTACTACAACGGGAACCTGCCCGCCAAGCTGGACACCGCCGGCCGATCCGGCGTTGTGTCGACTGATGTGGCTGACAGTATTGAGTGGCTGCTGCCGAACATTGTCGAGTCGCTGACCGGCAAGGCGGTGCGCTTCTCGCCCATGAGCCAGATGGACGAGGATCAGGCCCAGCTCGAGGAGGAGATCACCGCGTTTGCCTTTAACGAGGACAACAACGGATTCCTCGCGATGTACGAGTCCGTAAAGGACGCGCTGCTGACCGGCGTGGGCATCATGAAGATCTACTTCGACGACACGCCAGAGCGCAGCGTCGAGAACTACACCGGGCTGGACGAGAACCAGCTGCAGGCGCTGATCGGCGACCCGGCAGTCGAGGTCACAGAAATATCGCGCTCCGAGACGGACGGCATTGGCGTTACCTGCGCCAGAATCATCCGACAGGGTCGCGTCCGAGTTGAGGCCGTGCCGTGCGAAGAGTTCCGCGTATCAGAAGACGCCGATTCCTTGAATGTGCAGGAGGCGCGCTTTGCTGCCCACACTGTTCGCCGGTCGGCCTCTGACCTACTCGCAGCGGGCTATGACGAGGAGGCGATTGAGAACGCATCTCAGACATACCTAGAGCGCGAGGTGGGCACCTACAACCTGCCCGACATGACCGACGAGAGCACCAAGCAGATCGTTGTCACCGAGGCATACCTAAGCTACGACATCAACGACGACGGCGTCTCGGAATTGATCAAGGTCGTGTACATCGGCGAGAGCGACCCCGACGAGATCCTCGACATCGAGGAGGTGCCCTGCAAGCCCTTCGTTGCGATGTCCGCCATACCGATGCCCCACGAGTTCGTGGGCACCTCGATCTTCGAGCGTATGCAGCCGATTCAGGATGTGAAGACGGCGGTGCTGCGGGCCACGCTTGACGGCATGTACTACCAGAACCACAAGCAGCGCGTTGTGGTCGAGGGTCAGGTGAACCTAGACGACCTGCTGATCAACCGCCCCGGCGGAATCATCAGGGCCAAGTCACCCAACGCGGTGGCCGAGCTGGGCGGTAACTTCTTCAGCGGGGAGGCGCTTCAGCTTCTCACCTACGCTGACACGCAAAAAGATTCCAGAGTCGGCGTTTCCCCGATGGGCGCCGGCCAGAACAGCCTAGAGGCCAACGACTCCAGCCACGGTGTTGAGAGGATCATGACCGCCCGCGAGGCGCTGGTGAACATGATGATTCGCGCCGTCGCTGAGACCGGACTGAAGCCCGCCTACACGATGGTGCGCGACCTTCTCGTTCGCTACCAGACGACACCCACAACGTGGAAGTTCAAGGGCGTATGGCAGGCAGTTTCTCCCTCGTCTTGGGGCGACCGCAGCCGCATTCGTGTGGCGGTCGGCACCGGCACCAAGGACGACCAGATGAAGGTGGGCGCCCTGAGCCAGTTGCTGGGTATCCAGCAGCAGATCATGGCCGACCCGATGAACCCGCTGGTCGATTACAGCAAGATTCACTCGACCCTGAGCGATATCGTTCGATACACCGAGCTGGGCGAGTCCGATAAGTTCGTATATGACCCCGAGTCGCCACAGGGCCAGCAGTTCGGCCAGATGAAGCAGCAGCAGGGCCAGCAGCAGCAGCAGGAGATGATGCAGAAGGAGCAGATGCAGCTCCAGATGCAGCAGGCCGCGCTACAGGCGCAGCAGCAGGTGGCTGACGCAGAGATGGCCAAGGCGATGGCGACGCAGCAGAACGGGCAGCTCAAGGAGCAGATCAATGTTCTTGAGGCCCAGCTGCAGTCTGTGAAGGACGCCAACGATCAGGACCTCAAGCGTGCGGAGCTGCAGAGCAAGATGGCCCTAGAGCTGACCAAGCTAGAAGTGCAGGCCAAGCAGGACCTGTCGAAGCAGAACGAGGACAACAAGTCCCCGGTCAAAGCCGTGGGCGGAGCGAGTAGCTAACTACATCAAGGAGCAACATGGAAGTTGACCTACAAAAAGAATCACGCAGGGGCCGCGCAGCACGAGCAGAGCTGGCCCTAGTTAAGGAACACATCGACGAGGAGAAGCAGCGGCTGTTTGGTCAGTTCTGCGATCCCCGTAGCGAAGAGGAGATTTATGTAATACGGGAAGAAGCCAAGGCCCTAACACGGCTGGAGGACTTCCTCGAATCGCTGGTCACCACTGGTGAGCTGGCAGAGAAAACCAACGAAGGAGAAGTGCGATGAGCGGCGAGTCTAACCAGCAACACGAGGGGGAGCGCGGCAACACCGTAGATCAGGTAGCTGACCTGCTAATGCAGGAGAGCTTACCTGAAGAGGGGTCGACAGAGGAGCAGGCTAATTTCCGCTTCAATGACGACAACCTCGTAGATGATAGTGAAGAGTCAGAAGTTGTAGAAGCACAAGAGTCAGATGACGACGTTGATTACGACGACGAAACAGACGACTCCAATGAGCTAGAGACCGACGACGACGACGGACTGGCCGCTTTAGCTAGCGAGCTTGGATTGGACGCGGACAAGCTGACCCTCTCAGAGGACGGCGAAATCCTTGTTAATCTCAAGGTCAACGGCAAAGACCAGCAGGTCGATTTAAAGGAGGCGATTTCTCAGACGCAATTTAGTAAGGCCAACGACGAGAAGGCCCGAACGCTTGCCGAGGAGAGAAAAGCCTTTGAGTCAGAAAGAGTGCAAGTTGCAGAGGCGTATTCGCAGCAGTTACAGCAGATACGCGGTCTGGGAGAGATGCTGCAGGCTAAGTTGATGCAGGACTTCCAAGGAATTGATTGGAACCACCTGCGCCAAGTCGACCCAGCGGAATGGACTGCCAAGCAGAGAGAGTTCGAGCTGCGCAACCAAGAGTTACAGCAGGCCGGACAGATGCTAGGGCAGCAGATGCGGGCAGAGCAAGAGCAAGTCTCGCAGCAAGAGGCGCAAGAGAGGGCGGTGATCCTGTCATCCGAGCGCGAAAGAATGATCGAGAACAACCCCTCATGGCGAGACGAGGAGGTTATGCGCGGCGAGCTTGGAAAGATTGTCGAATACGCAGCCTCTAACGGCTTCAGCAATGAAGAGCTGTCCGATGTCATTCACTCCCGACACGTAGAGGTGCTGAAAAAAGCATACCTGTACGACCAAGGCAAGAC